ATACCAGGGACATAAGCATTATCCACTACTTGACCAGTGGTTGCCGTAGCAAAAGTCATATTTGCCGCGGCTTTCATTTCGAAAGCACCCATGCTCCCACTTTTATAGCCTTGCTCTTTCCAAGACTTAATTTCGGCTTCTTGCTCCTTAAAGCTTTTGGCCAAATGGCCTTGTGTAGAGAGTCCCATAGCTTTGTTTGCGCTGGCCCCTTCATTCTTAAGCTTCTTAAACTCTATTTCTAGGGTATCAAGTTGCTTTTGCTTTTCGCCATCTGACTTAGTAACCTCCGCTTTATACGCGTTTAGAGTTCCCTCTAATTGGCTTTTTAATTCTTTTACTTTACCCTCATTCTTTTCAACTAAGTTGTTGTTGATTGATTCGATTTGGGCCTTTAGCTTCGTTTCTAAAGCTGAAATTTGTTCGTTAGGATCCATTTTGGATTAATTAAATTAATGATATTTTACTTATATCTATAATCGGCTCATTCTTCTGAGTGCTTCGCGGCTCTGTAATAAGTGATTCATAACTAGATTTTATTTGAAGAAGCTCAATTTCTAAGAGGTTAAACATCTCATCCGTTAAGCCTGAGCCTTTGCGAATTAGTTTAGTGATCTTATCCATTCGAGCCGATAGGCTTACGCTTTCTTTTTTTCTTAACTCGGGGCTGCTTTTGATATCAACTACAGGTGTATCTCCATTGCTTCCAAAGGTCAATACTGATCCCTCAAATAACATTACCTCTTTTACCTCGTTAAATTGCCCGTTGTACTTCTCTTTGTCGGTCATTCGCATATACCCTATGGAATGCTCGTTTAATATACCCTCTTGCATTAGCATCAAGGTGTCTTTACCTAAAGTGCTCTGACTCATTTGGGCCACATACTTAAGCCCTATTTCATCCTCGTATAGTTCCAAGAACTTACCAACTGGCTTATCTGTATTGTGACCGCGTAGGAATGCAATCTTTCTATTTCCTTGGCTTTGCGGGCCTCGTTCAGAGATAGACTTATTAAACGCTCCACGCATTAACATATCGTTATCGCTATCAACTACATCGAATGCGTTCAAGTAACCTTCTACGGTCATCTTAGCCATGTCTATGCCTTTGATTTGATTTACCCCTCTAAAGTCTTGCGTTTTATACATTCCTTAATATATGAGGCAAAAATAATTAATTGAATTTAGAGGTGTATTTCTGTATATTTGGGGAAAACTATTAATGACCACTAGCGATCAAGTCGAGAAGTATTGTAATATTATTCGGAAGAAGTTTAGCACGAATAGGAAAATGTCATACCCGCGCAGGGTTAAGCATACCCGCGAAATGGTCTATTACTTAAACACAACCCACGCTAGGCAGTTAGACCCTGTTTACGTGCTTAAGGTCCTGTGTCTGGATTACGATAGGGGTCTGTACGATATAGAGGAGGAGGATTAAATCAAATATCTTCAATATCTTATAAAACCCGAAAAGCTAAAACACACCTACAATTTACCACCTCATTAGCCGGCGCGCCCATATCCCCTGGCTTTTGCATTTCCGCATCGTCTAATTTAAATGGATCGTTAATTGGTAATTCGGTTCCGTTCATAGCTCTGTGACTATCCCGCTCCCGTCCATCTAAACGAGTAAGCCACGTTTTAGCCATAGGAAGCCCCGTTGCTTTCGCGCCCCTCATGCTCCCCTCATTGCTAGCGGTTAATACTTCCGTTCGTGCTATGGTTTGCGCTCGCCATTTATCTTTTCGCCATTGCTTGGGGAAACGACTCTCTAGCCGCTTGGCTGTTTCAATCATTCCTAGCCCCTCGTCGAACGCCTCGTCTGTGATCTGTTTAATTATCGCTAAGGCTCTCTTTTTGCTTGTCTCGGTTATGGTTACAATCCGATCCCCCGCGTTTAGTAAAACCCAATTATTAACCTCGGCCTGCCACAGGAACGAGAATGCCTCAGGGTCATCTACCAATGATCCTTTTTTAGTCACTAATTGAATACCGCTAGATTTGAAAAATCCTGCCGTGTCGCTCATAAAGTCGGCCCCTACGCGATTGTAAAGACTTATGAATACTTTGTGTATTGGGTCGTTAGTGATTCGGCTAACTGCCTGCTCTACTTGTGGCGTGGTGAATGCGTACTTAAATGCATCTATAATGGGCTGTATCTGCTCGTTTAATGCCTTTTGAAACTCCCTTGTATAATATCTGTCGTATCGTAATTTCTTACGGTCGATCCTTGCCCATTCTCTCCTTCTGTTCATCGGCTGCCTTGTTTAGTTTCTTGAGTTCGTCTATTACTACGTCTATTCTCAACATCCAAGAGCCTACCGCCCTTATTACTAGAATCCCGACAATAATAAAAAAAAGTCCTATTAAATATACCATAGTGTTTATTTAATAAGACTTTTTTTATATAGGTGATCCCAAGGCGCCTTTATGATTAGCCAAGGCGTTTTGTTTATTATCCAAAATATACCGATAGCTTTCATTAACTCAAAAACAAGTCTTCTAATGTGAGCTCTTAACCTAGTGTGATTGCTCATAATGTTGTTTTGTTTCCCGCAATATAAACCAAAAATAGTACTTTACAGCTATTTCTACTTATTAAAGTAATCAGCTCGTTGTTGTTTCATCTCGTCCGACTCAATAAAGCTCGCGTCTAAAGGTATCGCATTAGCAGGGTATAGGTTTACATCTAGGCCGTCTAGCGAGGGATAGCCTTGCACTGTGCGCTTCTCGTTCTCTGTTAGCCAAGGCGCTTTGCTTAACCACTCCGTCTGCTCTTTTCGGTCTGCCTGTAATTCTGGGACGTTGTCAGTTACTATCACAATCTTAAGGTTCTTACCGTAAGCTGGCATAATAGAACGGTTGTATTCATCTGCGAAACTCTGCACTAAGGGTAATACTCCATCAACGTAAGATATTTTTCTCGCCTCTTTCATATTGTTGTAGGTGCTACTATCCATTGAGCCAAATATTTGTGGCTGCACGTGGAAGACAGTACATAGCTCCTCCCTAGTCATCTTCGCGTCTTCGATAAGCGCAAGGTCTACTGGGTTGGCGCCAAAATTTAAATATCCATAATCGCCTTCTGACCATATTACGCGGCCCTTATTATCTGTGCCTCTGACTTTCTTGTCAAGTTGATTTTGCGCGGCCTTTATCTGGGCGTCTGTTAGCTCTTCCATCTCCTTGGCGAACTTTTTATAAAGCAATCCAAGCGCGCCCATGTTGTCGAATGATTTCTTACCCGCGTCTATATTGCTATTTGCTTTCTGGATCAACCTCCACGCTGCGCGCAAGGGGCTAATACCGTACACGTAACCGCTAAAATCAAAGTCGTAATTGGCATACCGTAAATGCATTACCTCGTCGGGTGAGAAGTCATTTTTCTTAGCCGCCCCGTTGTAATTAACCCTGTAAGCGCCAACGGGTTCAAAGTTCGTCCCTGTTACTATCTCGGTAATAGTAGCGGGTAAAACGTGCATTTCTAATATCTTACCCTTGTTGATTCCGTTTTCAATCTTAGGAGCATAAACATAGCTATTCCCGTCGATCTCCTTAAACCCGTAGAGCTGTTCAAAGTACTCTTGTTTTCCTTGCCATTGGTTAGGGTTGTAAATCACGTCTAAGGCCTCATGGTTATGATAGTATACTTTCTCGCCTCCTGGTTTTGTTTCGCATACGGTGAAATCTACTGCCGCTGCCTTCTGTGCTTTCCATTGGATAATAGCATAAACTAAGGGGTTGTAGTTGTATCCTTTTTCCACATACGTCTGAGTATTATCCCCTTTGTAAATCGGGACGTTAGAGCCCATCCATTGCATAAATAGCGCTTGGTTAAGCTTTTTCGCTGGGTCAGTAAGTTGTTTTAGAACTTCTAAATCATTTCCCTTCTTACTTCTAAACCTATCTAATATGCCCATATTACTCAAATATAAATTTTCTTTTTCCGACTCTATTTTTCTCGATAATCCCCGTTAATACATCGGGCGCGTCATCGTGCTTGTTTTTGCCTTTGCTTGTGTATCTCCTAATTGCATCGCTAAACTCAGGCCATTTGCTTTTCCATCCTTCTGGGTATCTTATTAAATTTTGCACGTTGGCGCTTTCGTTAAAGATTCTTGCCTGCTTGTTTTGGCTTTGATGAAACCAATCTACTGTACATATTATATTACCTTGTTTTAAGTTGCGTTCTACGTTACGCGCAAAGCCTCGACCTCCGTTGTTACTTTCAATATCTACTTTTTTACAATCAGTTCGCTCTATCTGAGCGGAAACTAAACGCTCTGTAATTTCCATTGGTTTTTGAGTATAAACAACATCTATCAAATAAAATAAACCACCATGCGTTAAGTAAATAATTGAACAAAGATAATCTTCTCCAGTATCGGCGGTATCTACATAGGCTTGTACTTTTATCGCACCTTGACTAGGCAACTCGGCATAAGTATAGAACTTAGTGTAAAGCATTCCCTCGCGCGGCACAGGGTTCTGCATGTATTGACGCTCGAATACGGTAGGATTTGCCCTTTTCATGCTTTTTAAATCTTCCAAAGTATGTTTATAAGGCCATAGCGCTTTGCCGTCTTGAATTGCTGGAATATCTACCACCTCCCAAGGTTCTTCGTTTTTATCTAGCAGATAACCACATAAGTCCTCGGGGTGCAATCGCTGCATAATTATAATGATTGGAGTCAGTCTATGGTTTACCCTGTTCTTAATTGTGCTATCGTATCGCTCATTTATCCTACCTCTTACCGTGGCGCTTTCCGCGTCATCTGGCTTGATAGGATCATCTATTATTATTGCTCCATCAAACTTACCGCTTGGGGTAATTGATCCAGCACCGAAACCAGTAACAGAACCGCCCGCACCCGTGGCATAAACTCCCCCGCCTTTATTGGTGTACCATTTCTTTTTAGCGTTACTATCGTTCTTGATACCTACCTCTGGGAATAACTCTTGATACTCCGCGCTTGTTACCGTATCGCGTATGCTCTCGGAGTTATCTAAGGCTAAGCTATCCGAGTAGCTTAAGTGAATAAAGGAGGCGCTAGGGTTGTTTGCTAGGCACCATGCAATAAAATTTTTCACCGCTATTTGTGTCTTGCCATACCGCGGTGCGATGTTAATCATTAACCTGGTGCATTCACCAGAATAAACCCGATACAATGCGTTTATTATAGTCTGGTGGTGTGGTGCAACTATAAAGGATTGATTTTGTAGCTTCTTATGGAAGTACCTATTAAATAGCAAAAAAGAGGCTTTTAGGGCCTCTCTATAATATACTTGTTTTTTTGAGTTAGAGATCACTTTCTAAGTCAGCTTTTAAATCCCTTTTCTCCTTTTCGCTTATCTCTGAAAATGTGGTATTAATATTTGTTGTGGTGTTTTCGTTTTTCTCGGCAAGCCCATTTAAGCGAGCTGTAATGCTAGGATTGTAGAATCCCATCATGCCCCCAAGTATTTGATTTTCTCTAACCTCTTCCTTTATTGCGCGGGAGATACTAATGAAGTCGGGGTAATAATCATCTTGATTGCTTAAGTATTGAGCTATTTCCCCGTGTTTCTTGTAGCAATATCTTTTAAACCCCTCTATGGTTTGCGGAACAATTGGGTAGCTTGTTCGTTCATCCCCGTCCTTACCTACATACTGAACTTTAGGCCATTGTTGGCTTTGTTTTTTTAGGTCGTGCTTATAGCCTTCCCAAGCGGCCTCCATTTCTTTAGGATCTTTAAATATTCTTGTTGGGTGTTGTTTTTTTGCCATTTTAAACTATCTTTTTTTCAACATATCTAACATCTTCACTTTATCCGTACCATCTAGTACGTTAAGATTAGGGTATTCAATATGTAAGGCCATTAAAAAGGTTATTGGTAAAGGTTTTATTAACTCTCCGACTAGGCTTAATTTAACGTGGTTTAAAAACTGTGATTTATCTAAGTTTAGATAATCACAATTAAGCATTCTGATTCGTTGTAACACTATCCCCGCACTAGGTATAAAGTAAGCTACTGTTTCCCCCTTGTGAGTTGTTGTTTTAAAAGGCTGTTTTTTCTCTATACATTTAAGCGCTATTCCAGCTTGAATGTTTCGATTGTTTTTCCTAGTTCAATCAAATAAGCCATCAATGTTTAATATATCCATCAGTCAAAGTTAACTATTTCTAAATTAAATTTAGTGCCTAACTAGGTCTTGTTACAGCCCTATGGTTTGTAATTCTGATTGTAAGGCTTCGGTTTTCGGGTGTTAAACTTTATCCCGACGAAC